GGAATTGTATTTGGGCGCGAGAAGATTCGGTTTCTCTATAAACACTATGAGAATGAAGAGACTCTTACACTTGATATGTACAACTATTTCGGTGCAGAGGAGAATGAGTATTATAAGGGCATTTCAGAAGTAAAGATTGAGCAGCATTCTGGAGAAGAGGGTGATCGCTTTCTATGGAGGAAGGAAGGCCATGTACTTGAAATCATCCCCTTTGGAAAGGGATTTACTATTGATCCTAAGGAAGCTACGCGGAATTTGCGTGGATTCCAGCACGTGGGAGATTACACTGTAAAGGTTGGTCTGCGGGTTGATCCTGAGATCTTTGACAGTGAGAATCCGCGACTACTAACTGCTGTTGATAAGACAAATAGCTATAACACTCTTCATCTTGGAGAGGATAAGAAGAACTATCTTGCTTTCAATAAGCTCGTGAGGAACAATATGGTCATCGGTACATTTAACTTCCCTGAAGTGAATATCTCAAATGCGCGGGCAAATGGTGAGGCAATGCTTGGTATCAAGCTGATCCAGTGCGAGGTTTCTTTCAATCCGATCTCTATGCAAAATAATCCGCAGGATAGGGTTATGGGTATCCAGGAGAATAAAAATCAGTTTGACGGCGAGAGTCTCCCTAAGAACTTTACTCGGATGGTAAAGGCCATTAAGAAGGAAAAGGCGGATGAGATTTGGAAATACTTCAATGAGGTGATCGCCGCAAAGAGGAAGCCTGAACCTGTTGTTCCTCTTGTTGTTCCTGTGTTTCCCTTGGCACCGGTTGAGACGCCTGTTAGTTCAGGTGTGCATGTGGTTGCTCCTGTGGTTGCTCCTGTGGTTGCTCCTGTGGTTGCTACACAAGTGCAGCAAACTGCGCTTCCTATTCTTGTCAATAAGCCACAGACACAAAAGGCGGTGAAGGGCGCGGATCTCCTTGAGCTTATGGAGTCTATTATGAAGAAGATCAAGAAGGAGAAGAGTTATAAGGATGAGTACGTTGAGCTGTATGATGCGCTTAAGGACTGCTAGATACTTGCTTTCTCTTATTCTGATATTTAATTAATAATCTATTAAACTCTATATCTTTATTGCATTTATTCCAGTTCTCTGATAATTCATTTACATCTCTATTAAATCCTTCAATCTTACCATGAACACTTTCATATAATTTAATAAACTCATTAGGTTTATTATTTTCAAGATAGTCAAAGAGTTCTGTCCTTGGTATACGTCGCCTTTCATTCTTATTTGTAAGCACTGTACTTTTTGTATCTGATCTTAATGCATTTTTAATTAAAGATAAACATTCACTCTCTCTTAATGAAGCGTTAAGCAGTTTCTCTATTTTTTCTATAAACAATATAGACCTTTCATCTTTCTTGCATAGCTCGATATACTCTGGTATTTTTTTATTCTTATAGAGTTCAAGAATTTTCTGGGGACGAATATAACTCCCCTTCTCTTGTGGCATAGGAGTATCTTTTGTTTCATTTGTAAATGAGTGTAGATAAATCTTACAAATATGATTTAGGAAATCAGCCTTTTCTAAATTACTTTTCATGAAGTTGCATGTAGAACAACAAGGTACGACGTTATCAATAAGATATCCACATTCTGAATCAACACGATCTATGCCAATTACTCTTGTTTCATCATATTCATCGCAATAATGACAATGAGAATTTACGAGTGTAATAAACTGTTCTGCAGTTAAATTAAATTGCAAATTCTTCTTCATTGCGCTTCTTACATATTCATTATAGTGGAATAGAAGATTTGCTTTGCGTTCTTTATTATAATCTCTTTCCTCTCGCTCCCTCGTTTCTTCTATTTCCCTTAATTTTATATAACACTCTTTACATCTTTTTACTACATCAATACGAAACCCTTCTGTTGGTTCTAGCATTGTTATACCACATCCTAAACACATATCAGGTGTAAGTTGACGTACTTGATATTCTTTTCTCTCTGTAGCTCGTGTTTTTTCAAGGCACTCTTCGCACTTAAGTTTTTCGTCTTTTGTTTCATTCTTGCAGCTTCTTTTACCATCATCGCATATACGTATTCCCTTTTTAGCCGCCTCTGTAATTAATATATTTCTTTCACTATGTTTTCCACAATACTCCCCAACTGTTGCAATATTATCACACTGTTTTCCCTTATTATCATGTTGTTGAATAATAGCAATACATAACTTTGATTCCTTCTTTTTTTCTTCTTTCTTTTTTATACATCCAGCACAATATATTTCTACAGCAGTTTCATCTAATAATGATAAACATCTATGTGTATAACACTTCTTCTTTTTATCATTTTTAGCGGTACTAAGAAGAGCCTGTTTCTGATGTTTTCCACAGAATCCGTGTTCTGCAATAGGCCTCCAACAACGCTGTCCCTTTTTCTCTCCCTGCTCCATCACAGCATTACATGTTTCCATATTTCTTTCCCTACTAGGAAGGAAATATGTTTTTTTCAATTTTAACCTACTCCGTTTTACCGGAGGATTACTAATTGGAGTACGGCTTTTACTAATTGGAGTACGCAAGGCCGCCCATGCCAGACATCACGCGGAGAACGTTGTAGTTCGTCGCATAGATGTATACCGTGGAGGATGTTGTGGTGCCAACCGCGTTGTTGGAGACCGTGAGGAGCAGCGTGGTGTTATCAATGCGTGATAAGTTGCACGTGCCGCTGGGCTGGTGCTGCTCAGGCTGGAGCGCGAAGGAATACACGTTGATGCCAACCGCCGGCACGTTGGTGTGGTGCTGGTAAGGCTGGACCTCGTTGAAGTAGCGTCCCTCGCGGACCTGGAACCGGTCGTGGCCGTTGAGCTGGAGGAGCGCAGTGACAACGGGGTTCTTGCCCGCCATGCCCTCGAAGCGCGTGACGGAGTAGCCAGACTCGAGCACTGACCGGTCCCACCAGTCGCTGAAGTTGAACGGCTGGGCACCCTTCCACGGGTTGACCGTCGCATCGTCGCAGGCGACGTAGGAGTCGCGCTGGACAACGAAGACAAGCTCCTTGCACGGGTGGTTGAAGTTCAGCTTGAGCTTGTTGCTGGAGGAGGTGATTGACTCACCGCCCGTGAACTGCAGGGTCTCGATCAGGTACTCGTGGCTGACCTGGGCGAACTTGCGGCGCTCGTCCGTGTCGAGGTAGATGTAATCGACATAGAGGGACGCGGCGACGAGGTTCTGGCCATTGACACGGTCGCGGATCGTGTGGAGGTTGCTCGTGAGCTGCGGGGAGATGTCCCAGCAGAGGTTGCGGAGGTCGTTGAACTCGAGGTTGATGCGGACCTCGTGGTACTGGAGCGCGATCAGCGGGAGCGCAAGACCAGGGTTGCGGCAGAACCAGAACTGCAGAGGGATGTACAGCGTGTACTCAGGGCTGCAGTTGAGCACCTCAGGGGAGGCATTCGGCTCGCCGCCAGCGCAGTCATCGTCGCAGCCCTCACCGCCCTGGACGAGGAGGTTGGTGAGCTGGGGAACGTTGCCAACCATCTTGGCGTAGCCGGCCTGCTTGCCAGCCTCCTGCGTGAGCTCATTCCAGATGTGCATCCACTGGCCGTAGTGCTTGTCGATGCGCTGGCCGCCGATCTCGAGCTCGACGGACTTGACAAGGTTGTGACCAACCCAGTTGAGCCAGCGGAACTGCGCACCAGAGCCGTCCGTGGTCTGGAGAGAGACCTTGGGGAGCGTGGCCTGGAGGTAGATACGGTGGATTAAGTCACCGTTGCGCTGGATTGTGCAGGTGACACGCTTGCCGAAGCCAGGAGAGCCGTTGAACGGGTTCTCGATGGACTCCATGGCGAAGTTGGTGTGGCGGCGGTAGACGACCTTAAAGAAGGTGATCTGGGGATTGCCAGTGAGGTAAACGTCCTGGGCACCATAGGCGACAAGCTGCATAAGACCACCACCTGTCATTTTAGTTTATAACACTTAGTCAGAAAAAATTTTGAAAAACTGCCGGAATGGCGGAAAAAGGAAACTTTTAAAGCGAACTAGAAAATGCCAGTATTTATTGGCGGGGTCTAAACACCACACATGAAATCCTATAGAACTTAATTAACATGCAAACAAAGGATGCTTTTTTTAAGATTCGAGCAACAAAGAGAAGTAATCCTGAATCGAGAACAACTCTCGACACAGTGCATCAGGTGCAACTTGCGTCGATGAAAGAACGTCAGGAAGAAGTCGCAGATTTACAAACTAAATATGATGAGCTTGAAAATGGCCTTGGAACTGTTGCTGATGATATTGCATATGAGCAAACACAGCAGCAGATGAAGGTACTCAATAAAGAAATCGAAAAACGTGCAAATGGAAATGAGATCTTTGATTATTATTTGAATGCTGGCGAGCTTCTATATCAGTACTATGATGTACAAGATCGCATTAATTCAGGTGCAGAAGGTATTCTAAAAACGACGACCTACAAGTCAAAGCCTGGAGATATCATGAGTTCTTTGCAAAGTGCAGCAGGCGACGTAGTTGTACCCGCGCCAAAAGGAGAAACACTGCGCCGCGATAAGATCTTAGAGAATTATTTGCAAAAGGTTGATCCTGAGCATGCGCGCAGCACGACAGAGGTTCTTAATGACCCTTATGGTGAGTGCGAAGGCTGCCAGACTGAAATGGTATTTTCTCAAAATGAGGCGCTTTTTACATGCCCAAAGTGTGGATACCAGGAATTCGTTTTAATCGACAGTGATAAGCCGAGTTACAAGGATCCGCCTCGCGAAGTCAGCTATTATGCATATAAGCGCATTAACCATTTTAATGAATGGCTTGCACAGTTCCAGGCAAAGGAAAGTACTGAAATTCCGAAGATCGTCTATGATGAGATAGTAGATGAGCTGCAGAAAGAGAGAATCTCTGATTATAAGATGCTAAAACCGAATAAGATAAAAGAGATTCTACGGAAACTCGGTTATAATAAATATTACGAGCACGTTCCGCATATCTTGAATCGCCTCAATGGGCAAAATGCACCTGTAATGTCAAGAGAAATCGAAGAGAAGTTGCGCTACATGTTCAAGGAGATCCAGCCGTCCTTCCAGAAGCATTGCCCTAAAGGTCGCAGTAACTTCCTTTCCTATTCCTATGTCTTGTACAAGTTCTGCGAACTCCTGGAACTCGATGAGTATTTACCGAGTTTCCCTCTTCTCAAAAACCGCGATAAGCTCTATGTGCAGGATAAAATCTGGCAGAAGATTTGTCAAGATCTCGCGTGGCAATTTATCCGCAGTATTTAATTATAAACAGTAAGGAGATGGCTAGCACTTTAGCCAAATTATTTGCAATTAATACTGCAGATACAAAACATGATTTAGATTTATCCATTTATGAAGAAAGGTTTGTTTCTTATATTGCATCAGGTGGGGCAAAGGGGAAAGAAAAAAAACCAAAAGGAAAAGGAAAAGATACTTTAACAAGTTTATTAAATAGTTCTAAAAAACATAAAGAAAAGAACTATGATAAAAATAGAAAAGAACTTATTAAAAAATTTAAAGACCCTACTGAAAAGGTAAGTATTCTAGATCTTTTATTGAATGATAATATTTTTAAATCAAAAGATAGTAAATTTACTATTGAATCACCCTATTTTAAACTGTATAGGGGAATAACTGAAAATAGCCAAACTGTAGAATCGCTATTAGAGAGCCCTGATTTATTTAATAGTGAAGATCAAGTATTAGAGTTAATAGGTCTTAACTATAATAATATAAGGAGTATATTAGGTAGTTTTGATGGTAATCTCGAAAGACTAGCTACTGATTTAACAGGAGTTGCCAGTAATGTTAAGTATTCAATTAGAGCAATTCCTATAAAAGATAGAACCAAGAATGAAATTTATTATCTACCAAGTTGTTTTAAGTATGTAAATCATGGAAAGACTACAACAATTCTTGGCATAGATGCATGCAATGCACGTATGAGTGCATATGGAGAATTTGCTAATAATGAAGGATATATTATGAAATATCCACTCGGTAATGATGATGAATCTCATAAATTATATATATTTAATAATACACCTGCACAATTGGGCGATTCTGCTACAAAGGGTGTAAATATCAATGGTGGGGACCATGTTACTGTAGAGTATTTAAATAGGCCTGTAGGTTCTACATT